TAACTATAGCTGGATCCTTGTTTCTCTGGCGAAAGACGTTGCCATCGAAACCCGCTTCTCAACTCGCCCATCGTATGCGAGTGACCGCCCCCGAGTTAGCTCTCCCTTCCGGCTACGTTCCTCATTTAGTGAGGATAGTCGAGGAGAACTTTCCCGTGGGTTGGGATCACAAATACATGGACGTTGTTGAGAGGATGGTTCCGACCACTAAGTCTGTCATCGGACAAGGTCGAGGGAAAGGTGGATACCGAAGTTTAAAACCTGATCGTTTCGAATACGGGAGAGCCTGTATAGGCGAGACTCGTATGGGCGACGAAGGTTTTAAAGTTAAGTATATGGACGCTGCTTGTGATGGTAAGACCCGTGCCGTTACTATCATGGAGCAGTCCGCCCAGCGGTTGAAACCTCTTCACAAGATCTTGTACGACCAGATTTCCAAATCTCCCTGGCTTTTGAGGGGGGAAGCCAAGCCCTCTGTTTTTTCGTCTTTTAAACGCGTTCCCGGTGAGGTATTTGTCAGTGGTGACTATGAGTCCGCCACTGATCACCTTCCCGTCACTTCTGCCGAGTGGATCCTTCGTGCAATCTTCCGCCGATCTCGTTGTATTCCCGATGAAATTAAAGCTGATGCTATTAAATTTCTACGGGTCTCAATCGAGTATGACGATGGTTGCTTTAAGGCTACGCGACAATTGATGGGCTCCCTGCTCTGTTTTCCTCTCTTGTGCTTGCAAAACTATTGCGCCTTCAGGTGGGTCTTCCCTAGGGAAGTCCCCGTCAAGATTAATGGCGACGACATAGTTTTCCGCGCGAGTCGTGAGGATTACGAGTTATGGGCGTCCTTTGTTGGAAGTGTTGGGTTGGTGCTTTCTCCGGGAAAGACCATGGTATCCCAGTCTCATTTTTCCCTGAACTCCACTTTCTTTCGGGCGTCCAAAGATCGTGTCCGTTTAGTTCCAGTTGTTCGGTGCACTTCGTTGTTACCATCGAAGTCACCTTACCCTGGATCTTTGTCGGGCACTTTCAGAGGATTCTTGAAAGGGTTTTCGGGGGATTTTAGAGATGCCCTTGGGGCATGGTTCTTGCGTAGAAAAGGCGCATTAATAAGGAAAAGTGGAAGGAGCGTGGTGCGGGGGTTGAAGATTCCAGCGTCGGATGTCCAGTTAAAACTGTCTGGTCTTTGGACGCGCGAGCTTTGGTACGTGAATTCCGTTCCGAGTCGTTTCCTAGCAATAGGTTACGAGGACGAAGGGGAGCCACTACCACTCGCGCCAGATAGGCTGACAGGGCAACTGGAGATCCCGACAGGGTGGGCACTTCGAGAATTACCGCGTGACAAAAGGAAAGCTCGCGTGGCTCGCGAGAGTGAGCGGGAATTCTGGGAGGAGCTCGTGGACAAGTCGTGGGAGACGGGTTTTAACCCCAAGACACTGGAGAAAGAGTTTTGGACCGCTGTTAGCCGCGGTGGTTTTGAAGGACATTGGCAGCGTTCGAAACGCGTCGAGGTCCCGAAGGATAAACTCTTTCGAATGTTATTGGGGAAGAAAGTCCGGTCACGAATGCCGAGCAAGGCTCTCTACCGAGTTATTAGACAAAAGAAAAACTTCGTAGAGAAGGTGTGGGCAAGGGTTGACGAGTTGGTCGAGGAGCCGGGATCTGAGATAACAGTTAAGCGTGGGATCGATTTCCCGGAATGGTTTTTTCCCCATTCTAGCTTAACTAGGCATCTTCCCGGGCGCTCGGATCCGCAGGCTCTCAGCTTTCGCAGGTGGTGTGAAGCCGAAGACGCGATGGCCCGTTACGTTCAGTAACGGTTCACTTGCTTCGGTGCTTGGATGACGCATGGGCCTTTTATTGCGCCCACTGCGAGGAGGACCTGGGTATTAGATACGACCATTAAGGGGGGACCCGTCGTCCCTGGGAAGCAGACATAGGAAACTATGGTAGCTGTGCGTACCAGACTAGGCGATAATCAGAATTAACTGATTAACTTGTGGAACCGGTCGCGACCCTGAAGCTATTTATGCTTGGGAGGCAACACGGAATAACGACTGGGGCAGTACGGTGTCAGAATACAATGACCTCCGTACTTTCTTACATAGGAAATAATATAACAAAAGCGGTGTCTCGTCATGCGAAACCGACAAAAGATTAGATTGATACATGGCCCACGGGGAAAAGTGGGGCACAGAACGTAACTTCTGGAGGGGAAACCCGACGAATGACGGCTTACAATCCGTCCTTGCATCGTTGGCTGAAACCTTGTCGACTAGTGCCTTATCGGGTACTAGGGCTTGGAGCGGTCATGTAGGATCCCTTCGAACGTGGGTGAGAAACCACCCGGGAAGTTTTAGTAAGTGCACAACCAGGAACTCTTAGAGGATACTAGTTTGCGACAGCCAGGTTTGGTCACCAGGTAGCCGGCAGTATCCAAGAGTTTCCTCATTGACCAGAAAATTAAGTAATTGTATCAATCCCTTTTAAGCGGGAGAGGCATCGTAATTGTTATAGGAAAGAATATGTAGACAGAGTACGCAAGTCGGGTGATTAATTGTCCCGACCGACTACTGCCTGAGAGAAGTTAGGAAATGTTGCTGAAGAGCTAGTGTAGTGACAAAAGGAAATCCCGTAGTGGGTGTGAGTTTTCTCCCCTGCTGACAAGTCAACGGTTC